GCTGGGCGTAAAAGGCCATCGGGTCATGCTGCAACAGCGCCGGGTTGGGGCGCTGCGGAGCAATCTGCTCGGCCAGTTGCTGGAAGTGCTGCGCATAGCCCTGCTCGATCTGGGCAAGCTGCTGGATAGCGGCCTGCTCAGCCTCTTGACGGGCGCGCGTGGCTTCCTGGGACTTCTGCTGAACGAAGCGTTCGCGCTCCCCCTCGCGCTTGGCGACAATCTCTTGCGCCTCGCGAGGGAGGTTCTTGAACACCTCTTTCGCTTCTGCATCCCACGATACCGGGGCGTCGATGGGAGGAAGATCGTCGGCTTCCTCTTCGGCTGCGGTGTCGTCTTCGGCTTCCTCGGCGGCTTCGGATTGCTCCTCCGCGCCTTCTGCCGGTTCTTCTTCTTCGTCCGTAATGCCGAACTCTTCGGCTGCAAGCTGCTCGAAATAGTCTTTGGGATCGGCTTGCGTTTCCACGGACGTGGCTTCGCCTCCGACTGCCGTTTCAGGCTGGGTCATTGGTCGTCCTTTTTTCAGGCTTCTGTTGTTGTGCCGTCTCTCCGGCTGTCACAGTCGGCGGGTTGGCCCCGCTCTTGTTGTTATTCCGTTGGTTTTATGCTACGCAGCGGTGTGTTCTGCGAAGGAGATGGCTAGTGCCAAATCACGGCAAGGGTGGTCGCCCCCGTCATGGTGACGAGGTGAAGGATTCAGTCGTCAGGATTACGGCAAGACTGAAGGGGCGGCTTCAGGAGGCGGCAGAGCATAACAAGCAAAGCCTGACGCGAGAAATCGAGCAGCGGCTTATGATGAGCTTCGCAGTGGATATCCTAAACCAGTGGAAACCCGCCTACCTAGACTTAGTGGGCGAATGAATCAGTAAGGCGCGATCCCGAGCAGCCGCCGCTGCGGTGCGGTCATCTGCTCGATCTTGTCGGCTCTCAGCTTGCCCTTGTGCGCCACCTCGCCGTCAAGGATGATCGCGTGCATCGCCGCTTTCACGTTGGCGGATATCTTCAGCGCATTGGCTAGTGCCGTGAGCTTGTCGGAACGCTTGTCGCGGCTCAGTTCGCTGTTCGCCACCTCGACCATGCGGGCGGTGTATTCGCGCTCCATCCCGGCGATGATCGGCTCAACGAACTCTTCCCATGCGGCATTGGCGCGGGTAGCGCGGGCGATGCGCTCGGCTTCGGTCATGCCCGCTCCAACTCTCGCAGCAGCTTTGCGCAGGCGTAGTTCAGTTCGGATTGGACCGCCTCTGCGCTGCCATCCACCTTAATCGCAACGCCCGAGACCCGTGCGGTTTTCCCGCTATCGATATGATATGCGCGCAAATCATCACCAGTGCGCGCGAGGATCAGAAAGCCATTCGGCGCATGGATCGCGCCATCGCGCCATTTGTAGGCCATATCAGCTGTCACTTGTTCAGCGCCCCACCGCGCCGCAGCGTCTTCACCTTGGCCTTCGACTCATCGGCCTTCAGCTTCATGTCGTGCTCGTGCTTCTGCGCTTCCATCTGCATCTCCATGCGCTGGAGCATCATGTCGAGATTCTGCTGACGAACGGCCAAATCGGCTTCCATGTTCGACTTGAACTGCGCAATCGCCGCGTCACTCTCGTGCTTCTGGGCCATCAGCGCGAGCTTCTGCTGCCCTTCCTGCTGCGCCTGCTGCAACTTGGCCTGGCCGATCTGCATCTCGGCCATCGCCTTCAGCATCTCTGGGTCCGGCTGCGGCTCCTGCTGCGGCGCATCGTCAGGGTGCGTGAAGATATCGTTCGGTGCCAGTCCCGCGTCCTTCGCCGCGGCGGTCAGGTTGTTATAGACATTCTCCCAGGTGCAGATCGGGGCCTGTCCCTGCATCAGCAGCGTGTGCGTCTGCGCCACCATCTGGCGATACATGATGCGGTCCTGCTTCGACCCCGAACCAAGACCCACCGTCACCTGGACTTCCATGTCCTCGGGCCATTGCGACGGATCGACCTCGCGATATTCGCCATCGACGCGGATGCGGAAGGGCTGCGCGTATTTGCGCATCAGCCCGACCTTCTTCATGAACAGCCGCGCCACGCCTTCCGCGAAGTTGCGGATGATGTAGCGCTCCATCTGCTGGCCCCGCGCCATCAGCTGCGCCTGGCCCTTGGCGGTGTCGTTGAGCGTGTCCTCGTCAACGCCCTTGTTAAGTCGGGTAATGCCGGTGCGTGATTCTCTCTGGCGAATCTTGAACTCGATTGCCTGCATGGCAACAGCTGACGTGTCGGTCTTGACCTCGGGCTTGGGTTCGACGGAGCCAGTCCAGCGCACAACGCGGTTGGGGCGCACGGTCAAAATGTCGTCGAGCGTATGATCGCCGATCGAGTCCTCGTGAACGAGCGTCCCCGGAGCGACCTGCGCATACAGGCTGTCCAGCATGTTGCGCTCAAGCACGGTGTTGACGCGCTGGATGTCCATTGTCTTGTCGGCCAGCGATTGGCCCACAAGCCGCCCCTGCATCGGGAACGGGCACCAATATTCGAACGGCTGGTAATCGACCTCCTCAATCTTGAGGATCGTGTTCCCCACGCGATGGACGCACAGCCGCTCGCTGATCCCGTCGCCGTTGAGATCGTAGAGGACATATTCTTCCCGCAGCCACACCTTGCGGTTGGGGCCTTGGCGGTCGAGCACGCCGAGCCAGTTGTTGCGGCCATCCTCGCGGGCGTTGGCAAGCGAATTGATGAACGGCGTCTGCCCGTCGCTCAGGGGGATTCCATCAACGTCGAGCCCCATTTCCTTCAGCTCGGACAGGCTCTTTTCCGTCAGGTGGCAGAGATAGACCGCCGTCTCCAGGTCGCGTGCATCGGGGGCGCGAAGGAACTCCTCAAGCGGCACATGGTAATCGGGGAACTGGACCGGAGAATCCTCAAGCGTGACCGCGCGAATGATCGGCGCGCCGTCCTCGGGATGAGTCTCGCCCGTCTCCTCGGCTTCGATCGCATCGTCCGGCATGAAGGCCGGGTGATAATCCGCAACCACTCTCTGCTTCTTGCGCTCGACGCAGGTCTTGACGATGCCGATCTTCTCAAGCAGCCCAGCCTTGGCCCAGTCGTGGATCAGGCGATAACCGGACTTCTTGCGGTAGAGGAAGTGCATCGCCTCGGTCGCGTCGTCGGCAATGTCCTCGTCGTCCTCGGATGAAGGCTCGAACTCCACCACGCGGCCCGATGCGACGAACGCGTCGAGCACCGATGTCAGCATGTAATCGGTGGTTTCCGCCACGTCCCGTGCAACGACCTGCGAGCGCCCGTCCTCTTCGTCGCCATATTCCGCGCCGTTGTAGGAGTTGATCGCCGCCTCAACGTCGTCGAGCAGCTGCCCGTCATAGGCGCGGGCTTCCTCCGACTGAAGGAACGCGAGGAATACTGGATCGGTCATGCGCGCACGAACCCTGCGTAGGGCACACCGCCGAAACTCACCGAAACCGACTTCGCGTCCGGATTTTCGCGAGCCAGCGCCGCAACGATATGCGGTGCCGTTTCCCGCATTACGCGTTCGCGCCCCTCGGCGGTCAGTTCGTATGTCGGATGCCACGGGTTGTGCGTCGGGACGGCGTAATTGACGTGCATCACACGATCCCCTTGTTGGAGTAGGTCAGTTTCTGTGCCGGCGAGCGGTTCTTGTGCCCGACCGCGAAATATCGCAGCGCGTCCGCGTAGTGACTGGTCCAGTCGTGCAGCGGGTGCGGTTTGAACTCCTGCCGCTTTTCATCGTATTCGCGGCGATACATGCGTAGGGCTTCGATCCCGTCCTTGCACTTCACCTTGTCGAACCAGCAGGTCGGCAGCAGCATTCGCACCGCCTGAATCCCGTCCGCCAGTGGAATGTTGGGGCAGACCGTCGCCTTGACCCCAAGCCCCGCGAGAACTTCCTTGCGGCTCTTGCCCGTGCCTAGCTCACGCACCTCAACGTCATGGGGCAGGTAATGATTGCCCCACACGTAATCGCGCTCGTGCAGCCGCTTGGCATACCAGTCTAATCCGACGCCCTCGCCCTTGAGAACGTCGATGATGCGCGTCTCGCGGCCGTGGTTCTGAACGAACCAGATGACCGTCGAATCCGCGACACCCAAGTCCCAAGCGGTGTGAACCGGTAGCCGCGGGTCGTAAGGAACAGCACTTATGCGGCTAGGCTCATCCGCCTCCGCATCGTTCATTTCCTTGCCGTAGTAAGCACCCTTGACCGCAGCCTCGAACGAGCATTCGTATTCCTGAGCGTATTCGTCTTCGCTCATCATCTTGCGGGCGTCGGACAGCTCAGCCTGATCGAGCAGGCCGGTCTCGGATGCCTTCAGGTTGAGCCTGAACCAATCGGGATCGTCTTCGGCCAGCGTCCAGAGTTGGTGGAAGGTGTTCTTGCCTTTTGGTGTGCCAATGAAGATCGCCCATCCCTTGCGGTCGCTGAGCGCGGGGCGAATGACCTGCGTCCACACTGTCGGGTCCATGTCCCCGAACTCGTCGAGAACAGCGCCGTCAAGATATATGCCTCGCAAGCGATCGGGATTGTCAGCGCCGTAAATGCGAATGCGAGCCCCATTGTTTGGAAGCTCAACCCAAAGCTCCGACGCATTGACCTTCCTCTCCGGCCCGAAGCAGTCGGTGTATTCCAGCA